TATCTATGAGGTCACAGCGTTCGATTTTCTGCGAACACTGGGGCTCAAAGCCCAGCCAACAGCGTCCAATGACTTCAAAGTGCGCCGGGAAGCGTCAGCTGCCCCCATGCAGCGCCTGGTCATGGGCAAGCCTGGGCTCATTATCAACCGCGAGTGCAAGCTACTGCGCAAAGCGCTGGCAGGTGGCTACCACTTCAAGCGTATTGCAGTCGGTGCCGGGCATGAGCGCTTCAAAGACGCGCCAAACAAGAACGAACACTCACACATTGGCGACTCATTCGGCTACCTGATGCTGGGCGGTGGCGAATACAACCGCATGACCCGCACACACCAGCTGGGAGGCCGCGCTCCTGGTATGGCCACAGCTGCTTTGGACTTCGATATCTTCTCATGACAGACCTGATCGACACCGTCAACGAAAAGCTGGCCTGCACCGGCTGCTATTTTGAGCCGATCACCGATTGGCACATCGAGCGCCTGACCGAATACGTCAGAACGCCCTGGCCCATCGACCCGCTGGACACTATTCACTTCAACATGGAGCGCGGCCCAAGCGGAGCCCTGTACTACAACGGTAAACTGCTGGGCATCATCGGTGTTGCCGTGCTGTGGAAGGGTGTCGGTGAGGTGTGGACGATTATCGATGACAGCGTCAAGCACAAGTTCAAGCGCCAGCTAATTGTCGGTGTGAGAACTGCGCTCGATATCGCTCAGATATCTCTGTGTTTGACCCGTGTACAAGTAGCAATAGAATCTGATGCAGATTATTCGCAGAGCTGGCCGCTGGCGCTGGGCTTTACGCTTGAGGGCGTGATGCGCAACTTCGGAATGGACGGCTCAGATTACACACTCTACGGGAGGATCAGACCATGCCAGCACCAATCGTCGCAGCTTTGATCGGAGCGGGTGCCACAGCCTACGCTGTAAACCGTTCACAAAGCGCAGCAGAGAAAGCCAGATCGCAAGCCGCCGAAGCACAAGCCGCTGCAATTGAGCAAGCCACTAAGAACCGAGCAGAAGCTGCAGCACAAGCTCAAGCAGCGCGTGAAGCAGCCGCAGAGACAGCAAAGTTGACGCGAGAGCAGCAAGCCGCCATTGCTGCCGAGCAAAGTAAAATGACCGCGGCACAGATTGCGGCTCAGCGTGAGTCTGCTGCATCAGCTTTGTCTGCCGCTCAACTTTCTTCTTCGCAACAAGCTGAAATGATGCGCAGCTTAACCGCGCAGCAAGGCGCAGCTGCAGAAGCTGCCAAAGCTCAACTCTTCCAGCAGCAACAACAGTATGCTGAGCAAAAGACCATGATGGAAAAGCAGGCGAAAGACCAGTCTGCTGCGCTCGATGCTGAACGTCGAAAGATCGCCGAGCGTGAATCCGCGCAGATGACTGCACGGCGCAGGGCTGGTAAACGCTCTTTGCTCTCCACTGCCAGGATGAATCCAGAGCTTGGCCTGGCACCAGCAGCCAACGACGAGAATCAGCTTAAGACTCTGTTAGGCGGTTGATGTGGGTGAAGACGAAGTAAATATAGAAGATGAATTTGCTGCAAAACTTGCAGCAGATGAAGCTGCATTTATTCAAGAGCAAGCCACATTAGATGCTGCTCTTCAAGCACAACTTGATGCGCAAGCAAAAGCGGATGCCGATGCATTTGCAAAAGCACAGGGTGAAATAGGTGCCATGGTTGCCGCCGAGCAGCAACGAATGGCAGCAGCTGCGGCAGAGTATGCCCAACAGCAAGCAGCCGCTCAAGCAGCTGCAGCGCAAGCGGCCAGAGAAGCAGAGGCCGCTCAAGCTGAGATTGCTAAGCAAATTGCTGAAACGCAGCGCCTGTCGGCTGAGATGGCCGCGAAGTCTAAAGCAGAGATGGAATCCATGCAACGCACATCGGCTGCCAAGATTGCTGGGAGCCGCAAGGCTGGCCGCTCTGCAGGCGATCGCTCGATGCTTGCTGGCTATGGCACAACAGCTGGCGGCCCACCAACACTGGGCGGCGGTGGCAACCTGGGCGGCAGCGGTGCAAGCCTGGGCGTATCAGGAACACTGGGAGTTTAAGAATGAAACCACAAGACAAAGTGCAAAAAGTGATGCATGAGTACAAGCGCGGCACGCTGCACAGCGGTGGTGACGGCAAGGTTGTCAAGAACCCCAAGCAAGCCATTGCCATTGCAATGAGCGAAGCAGGCATGAAGCGCAAACCCCGTGGTGGTCTGATGGCCAACGCAACATTGAAAGGTTGATCATGATGAAGATTGAAATCTCCATTGAAAAAGGTGGCGAAGGCAAAGAGATGGAAGATGAAGAGTTGTCTCCAGAACAAATTGCTGAGATGGTCAAGAAGCTAAAGAGCGCAACGCTAAGCCGCAAGGATCGCAAGCTGCTGGCCGACGCTCTTCTTAAAGAAGAAGTAGACGACTGATTGGAGTTAAACCATGAAAACCAAAGAAGTGTGGGACAAACCAAGACCCAAAGATTTGCCCAAGTCAGAGGCGTTGTCGTCTGCTGAAAAGCGCATGGCTATGCGTCGTGCTGCCAAAGCAGGCAGGCCGTACCCTAACCTTGTTGACAACATGGCTGCTGCCCGCGATAAAAAATGAGCAAGTACAAAGACCCCGAAGGCGGTCTGACCGAGGCGGGCAGGCGCAAGTTTGAATCGTCTGGCGAGAGTAAAAATCTCCAGCCAGGCGTAAAAGACAGCGCGCCAGAGGGTGAGCGTGCTAAGCGCAAAGGGTCTTTTTTGACCAGGTTCTATACCAACCCAAGCGGGCCGCTGGTCAACGACAAGGGCGAGCCGACCAGACTTGCTTTGGCAGCCAATGCATGGGGTGAAACTCCTCCGCGCACTGCTGGCGCTGCAGCACGCTTGGCCGCTAAAGGTCGAAATTTGCTTGAAAAGTACAAGCTAGAAAAGGATTGATATGGAATACGGCACAAACCAAAAGGGTGGCATGCGTCTAACGCCCGAGCAGATTCTCAAGCGCCAAGCACTGGCGCAGACGAAGAAGGACGAGTTTCAGCAGCTATACCAGGATGCCTACGAGTTCGCCCTGCCCCAGCGCCAGCTGTATGGTGTTTGGGAAGGCGGCTCTACCGGCTCCAAGAAGATGCAGCGCGTCTTCGACAGTACAGCAATCAATAGCACCCAACGGTTTGCCAACAGGTTGCAGTCTGTGGTCTTCCCACCGCAGCGCCGCTGGTGCCGCCTGGAGCCAGGTCTCGATATCCCGATGGATCGCAAACCACAGGCCCAGGCCATCCTTGAGCTGTACGGCGAGAAGATGTTTGCACTTCTGCGCCAGTCCAACTTCGACATCGCCATGGGTGAGTTCTTGCTCGACCTGGCCGTGGGTACGTCTTGCATGATGGTGCAGCCAGGCGACGACACCAACCCGCTCAACTTCATCCCCGTGCCGCTGTTCCTGGTGAGCTACGAAGAAGGCGCGAACGGCCAGGTGGACAACGTCTACCGCCGCATGCGCTTGAAGGGCGAGAGCATTCAGCGCCAGTGGCCCGATGCCGAGATACCGCCAGACATGCAGCGACGCATTGCTGACAAACCCACCGAGGACATCGAACTGCTTGAAGCCACGATCTATGACGCAAACCGTGGCGACTACTGCTACCACGTCATTGACAAGCACAGCAAAGCCGAGCTGGTCTACCGCAGGCGCAAGGTCTCACCCTGGGTGATCTCGCGCTACATGAAGGTGGCCGGTGAAATCTACGGTCGCGGCCCGCTCATGACTGCTTTGCCAGACATCAAGACGCTGAACAAGACCATCGAGCTGCTGCTCAAGAACGCATCGCTTGCGGTCTCTGGCGTGTACACGGCTGCAGACGACGGTGTGCTGAATCCCAACACGGTCAAGATCGTGCCTGGCGGCATCATTCCCGTGGCCCGCAACGGTGGCCCACAAGGCCCGTCATTGATGGCCCTGCCCCGCTCTGGCGACTTCAACGTGTCGCAGCTGGTGATCAACGATCTGCGTGGCAACGTCAAGCGCATCTTGCTGGACGAATCCCTACCCCCAGAGAACATGAGCGCCCGCTCTGCCACAGAGATTGTCGAGCGCATGAAAGAGCTGTCGCAGAACCTGGGCTCCGCGTTTGGCCGACTGATCAACGAGACCATGATTCCTGTGGTCACAAAGATTTTGGAAGTCATGGATGAGCGCGGCTTGATTGATCTGCCGCTGCGCGTCAACGGCCTGGAGGTCAAGGTCTCTCCCACATCGCCACTGGCTAACGCCCAGGCAATGGACGAAGTCAACGCGGCGCTGCAGTTTGCCCAGATCACCCAGCAAATGGGTGCCGAGGGCCAGGTGGCTGTCAAGTTTGGCGACATGATCGACTACCTGGGCGACAAGCTGGGTGTGCCTGCTTCGCTGCGCAACAGCGCGGCAGAGCGTGGCTTTGCCATTGAGCAGCAGCAAGCCCAGCAGGCCCAGGCCATGGCAGCTCAAATGGCCATGCAGCAGCAAGGTATGGCGCCGCCCCCTGGCTTGCCAGCACCGCAGGGAGCGCCAGCATGAGCTGGGACGAACTCGACGCAATCGGCCAGACAACAGATATCCGCGAAGTCACCCAGCAGCGCGACGACCTGGCGCGCCTGACACTTCGCGTGTTTGCCAATGAAGATGGCCAGAAGCTCCTTGAGTGGCTGCGTGCCGTGTATGTAAATGTGCCCATCGCCGTGCCGGGCACAGACCCGTCCCATGCATTCTTTGCTGAAGGGCAGAGAAACGTGGTTCGGGACATCGAGGCGCGGATCAATCAAGCAAGGAAACTATGACGACCGAAACCGAAACCAATGTCGAGCCCAGCACTGGCCTACTCGACAGCGTGCAGGTAGCAGACGAAAGCAAGACAGAGAGCCCGCAAGCTGTTGAAATTGACCACAAAGCAGCGACAGCAAACGAGCTGGCACCAGGTACTCCTGGCACGCCCAAAGATCGCCCAGAGTGGTTGCCGGAGAACTTCTGGAACCAGGACAAGGGCGAAGCCAACCTGGAGGCCATGGCCAAGTCCTATGCTGACTTGCGCAAAGTGGTCAGCCAGGGCAAGCACAAAGCCCCAGAGGGCGGCAAGTACGACACCAGTGTGTTCAAGACCCAGGATGTCGACAATGACCCGCTTGCCAAAACGTATGTCGGCTGGGCTCAGAAGTACGGTATCAGCCAGGTGGCCTTTGATGAGCTGGCGCAAAACGTCAACCAGATGGCTGACGAGATGGCTGGCCCGCCCATCGATACCCAAGCAGAGATGAAATCTCTTGGCCCCAATGCCAATGCCGTAGTCAACGGCATGGTGGACTGGGCTCGCGGCCTGGTCAACAAGGGCGTGTGGAGCAAGGACGACTTCGATGAGTTCAAGATCATGGGCGGCACCGCTCGCGGTCTTACCGCTTTGATGAAGGTGCGCTCTGCCTATGAAGGCCGGGTGCCAATTGAAGTTGCCCCAATGGAAGGCGCTCCCAGCAAGGAAGAGCTGTACCAAATGGTTGGTGATCCCAAATACAAAACCGATACTGCTTACCGTCAAAAGGTGGAGCGTATGTTCCAGCAGTACATGTCCTGATCTCCCTGTAGTTGCCATTTTGACCCAGCTCCGGCTGGGTCTTTTTTTATTTGTCAAGCACCATTTGCATTTTGTACAAATACTCATACAATCGCGCACAAGGCATACCAGGCAACTGGCCCTTACCGCAGCGGATGCTGACGATTGGCTGACGTAAACAGCAAGCAATCGGCCCTGGTTACAGGCCAACCGGCGCGACAACCCTGATCAACAACCGAATGAGGTATATCAAATGAGCGTTTCTCTATCAAACGCCTTTGTGACGCTATTCGACGCAGAGGTCAAACAGGCTTACCAGGGCAAAGCAATGCTGGTAGGTGCTGTACGTCAGCGTCGTGGTGTCGAAGGCTCCACTGTTAAGTTCCCCAAAGTCGGTCGCGGCGTAGCTACTGCTCGCGTCAGCCAAACCGATGTCACCCCGATGAACGTCGGGTTCTCCACCGTTACCTGCACGATGAGTGACTTCAACGCTGCTGAGTATTCGGACATCTTTTCACAGCAGAAGGTCAACTTCGATGAGCGCTCAGAGCTTGTCCAAGTGGTCGGCAGTGCAATCGGTCGCCGTCAGGATCAATTGATCTTGGATGCGCTTGTTGCCGCATCTGGCACCGGCACCGTGGCAAATTCAATTGGTGGTTCAAACACCAACATGAATATTTCCAAGCTGCGCGAAGCTGCGAAAATCTTGAACACCAAGAACGTGCCTTCCGATGGCCGCAACATCATCATTCATGCCAACTCTTTGGCATCGATGTTGGAGCAGACTTCGGTAACCAGCTCGGACTTCAACACCGTTAAGGCGTTGGTTCAAGGCGAGATCAACCAGTTCATGGGCTTTACGTTCCATGTGTTGGGTGATCGCACTGAAGGTGGCTTGCCCATCGACGGTTCTAGCGACCGCACCCTGTTTGCCTTCCACCGCGATGCCATTGGCTACGCAGAAGGCATTGCTCCTCGCACTGAGATCAACTACGTCCCCGAGAAAACAAGCTACCTTGTGAATGCTTTGTTCTCTGCTGGAGCTGTGGCGATTGATGTCGAGGGTATCGTCAAAATCACTGCACGCGATACAGCGGCTGCAGCTTAATAGGAGGGTCACAAAATGGCTTTCTCATCTGCTGGTTTTAATACCGTTGGCGGCCAGTCAAAAGCTGGTAATGCACCTGCCATCTACACTTACGCATCTACTGACGCACAGTCGGTGATTCGTGCGTCTGGGTACTTTGATTCAGTTTCATCAATTCTCAAAGTTGGTGACCTGATTTTCTGCTACTCGGCAACGGGTGGCACTCCAGTAATGTCCACCGCTTATGTGGTCAGCAACGCCTCTGGCGTGGTTGATATCACTGACGGTGTGACCGTAACTGCAACTGATACCGACTAATCGGATCAGGTAAAACGACGGGCCAACTTCTGATCATTCGGAGGTTGGCCCTTCTTACATTGAGAGGTTCACATGGCTGCTGGCGATACTGGAGTTTCAATCTGTTCTGATGCCCTGCTGATGCTGGGCGCAAAAGCCATCACATCTTTCAATGATGGCACCGACGCGGCCAGCGTATGCGACCGCCTATACCCCGACATCCGCGACTCGGTATTGACTACCTACCCGTGGACGTTCAACACAAAGAAGGTTCAGCTGGCTCAGCTGATCACCACACCAAATTCCATCTGGCGCTATGAGTATCAACTACCAGGCGACAGACTCGGCACCGTTCGCGCTGCCTATGCAAGCGCAGCGCAAAATTCCTACCCCAACAAAGACTGGGAAATCCAGGGCGACAAGCTGCTGACAAACCTGCCTGCTGTTTACCTGGACTACCAGTACAGCGTGGGCGAGTTTGCAATGCCGCAATACTTTGTGCAGCTGCTTAAGTACATGATGTCCTGGCACCTGGCCATGCCGATCACCGAGCAAAGCGACCGTGCCGGATACTGGCAAGGCGTTGCCGTTGGTGGCCCAGCCGAGAATGGCCGTGGTGGCTACATGCGCACCGCGATGAACATCGATGGCCAGGGCACGCCAACCCGCGTGATTGAAGACTTCAGCCTTATCGCAGTGAGGGGCTGATGCCACGTTTTGTTGACATTCAAACCAACTTCAGCACGGGCGAGCTTGACCCACTGCTGCGTGCGCGTATTGACCTGGCTCAGTACAACAATGCGCTGGCCAAAGCGACAAACGTTTTGATCCAGCCACAGGGCGGCATGCGTCGTCGTCCTGGTCTAAAGCACATTGCTGAGCTGCCCAGCTCCGCAGGCAGTGGCGTGCGCCTGGTGCCATTTGAGTTCAGCGTTGACGACAGCTACATGCTGTGCTTTGTTGACCAGCGCATGTATGTCTTCAAAGACGGCGTGCAGATCACGGCCATCAATGGCGGTGCCAACGCATACCTGACAACCAGCATCACCAGCGCGATGCTTGCGCAGCTGAATTGGACGCAGTCGGCTGACACCATGATCCTGGTGCATCCCGACATGGCTCCGGTGCGCCTGGTGCGCGGCGCGAACGACGCCACCTGGACGGCCACCACAATCACCTTCGACAGCATCCCCAAGTATGCGTTTGAATTGGATTCGCACATCCATGCTGGCAGCAAATTGTCTGTGAGTGCTGTGTCTGGCAACGTAGAACTCACTGCAACAAATACGAACCACACAACAGGAACAGCGCAGGCTGGCAGCTCAAACACTATCACGCTGAAGGCGGCCTCAAGTGCGACAGATGACATCTATGTCGGGATGTTCATTGAGATCACATCTGGGACAGGTGCTGGACAGACTCGATTGTGCGAGGACTACAACGGCACAACAAAGGTTCTTGAGGTACATCCGGCCTGGACTACCGCGCCAAACAACACCAGCCAGTATGAAATATCATCTTTTAAAGCGGCAGCCGTTGATCAATATGTCAACGCTCAACCGCAAGGCCGTGCTCGGATTATTGAGGTCTTGAGCGACACCAAGGTCAGAGCCGTTACTGAGTACCCGTTTTTCTCAACCAGCGACATCGATCCTGGCAAGTGGGAAATTGAGCATGGATATGAAAATGTGTGGTCAGGTGACAAGGGCTGGCCGCGCACGGTGACGTTCCATGAGGGTCGGCTGTACTTCGGCGGCTCCAAATCGCGCCCATCCACGATCTGGGGCTCAAAGATTGGTCTGTTCTTTGATTTCCTGCCCACCGAGTCACTGGACGACGATGCTGTTGAGGCAACGCTTGACACCAGCTCGCTCAACGTGATCGTTGACATGATCTCTGGCCGTGACTTGCAAGTGTTCACCACTGGTGCCGAGTTCTATGTGCCGCAGTCTGGCACTGAGCCGATCACCCCATTGACCTTGACGTTTAAGGGCGTAAGCCGCAATGGCATCAAGCCAGGCACCCGCGTGCAGTCGCTTGAGTCTGGCACGGTCTACATTCAGCGCCAGGGCAAGTCGATCAACGAGTTCTTGTTTTCTGACACGCAGCTGACGTATGTGACCCAGCGCATCTCTTTGCTGTCTGGTCACTTGCTCAAAGCGCCAACCAGGATGTCTTTGCGCCGTGCGACCAGCACAGACGAAGGCGATCTGTTGATGATGGTCAATGACACCGATGGCACGATTGCAGCGTTCAGCATTATGCGTTCGCAGCAGATCACTGCGCCTTCGGAGTTCATTACCGATGGCCTGTTCAAGGATGTCAGCGTTGACGTGACCGACATCTATGCTGTGGTCAAGCGTACATTCAACAGTACTGACAAATACTTTGTTGAGCTGTTCAGCTTTGATCGCTTTACTGATTGCGCCTTCATTGGCGGTTCAGCAGGCGGTGTTGGGTCTGGGTTACCACATATTGGCAAGTCACTCAACGTCATCTGTGATGGCGTGCCACAGGGCAATGAGACTGTAACCAGTGGTGGAGCTGTGACGTTTGACCGCGAGTCAACAACCAGTTACGAGGTCGGCCTGCCGTTCACCGTGTATGCCAAGACCATGCCGGTCGAGATCAAGCTGCAAACTGGCACCCGTATTGGGTTTAAGAAACGAATCGTTGAGATCAATGCGCTTGTGGATAACACCCAGCACCTGGCACTCAACCAAAACCCTGTGCCATTCCGCACATTTGACAACCCACTGCTGAACTTGCCTGAGCCAACATTTACCGGCAGCAAGCGAGTCAATGGCGTGCTTGGCTACAGCCGCGAAGCAAGCATTGAAATTTCACAGAGCTTGCCACTCAAGATGACCTTGCTTGGTCTTGAGTACAAGATCGCAGTGACTGGAGGCACCTAATGGATCCCTTTGAAATTGATGGCATGCAAGCTGCTGGCCCTTGGGGGGGGCCAACCGGAGGGCTAGATTCTAGTTTTGATTGGGCTAGCATCATCAATGCTGGAAGCAAAGTAGCAAGCGTAGCTGGCACAGTGTTTACTGGTTTGCAAACCGGTCTAAATGCAGCCGCCCCATATTTGCAATTGGCTACTGCCATTACCGCAGCTGGCGCTCAAAAGACTGCTGCAATATATCAGCAGGGTTTGTAC